GTAAAACGAAATGTGGCAGTTGGTCTGTATACTCCTGAACTGTTGGAATGGTATAGTGAAGCAGACTGGGACCGAATGAATGAAATGCTGGATCATGAAAAAGATGAACAGTACAGTTATGCAGCCATTGAACAGCTGATAGAAAAATATCTAGTACGCAATCGTGCCACAAAAGAAATTTATGAAACTCCGCAGGTTCGATATATGATAGCAGCTGCAACTGTATTTCACAAAGAAGAACCCAACACAGCGAGAATGCGCTACATAAAGGAATATTACAATGCGGCTAGCGACGGTCTTTTCACTCTTGCCACTCCTGTTCTTGCTGGTCTGGGCACTCCAACAAAACAATTTAGTAGCTGTGTTCTCATCCGCAGTGACGACGATCTTGACAGTATTTTTGCATCCGGGGAGATGATGGCCAAGTATGCCAGCAAGCGAGCTGGTATTGGTCTAGAAATTGGTCGTTTGCGTCCTCTGGGTTCGCCCATTCGCGGTGGCGAGATCATGCACACTGGTATGATTCCTTTCCTTAAGAAATGGTTTGGCGACCTTCGTAGTTGCAGCCAGGGTGGTATCCGCAATGCGTCAGCTACTGTATTCTATCCTATTTGGCATCATCAGTTTGATGACCTTATTGTGCTTAAGAACAATCAAGGTACAGAAGAAACTCGTGTTCGTCACATGGACTACGGAGTAGTACTGTCAGCATTCTTTTGGCGCCGCTTTAAAAATAAAGAGAATATTACATTCTTTGATCCCAACGAAGTACCTGACTTATACGAAGCTTTTTACAGTAATAGTAAACTGTTTGAAGAACTATATGTCAAGTATGAACGCACACCTGGACTTCGTAAAAAGACCATGAATGCCGAAGAAGTATTCAAAAGCGGAATACTAAAAGAGCGCACCGACACAGGCAGAATTTATCTTGTGTTCATTGACAATGTCATGAACCAAGGTCCTTTCAATCCTGAATATCATACCATTTATCAAAGTAATTTGTGCTGTGAGATACTTTTACCTACTCGTCCTTTTAAGCGTCTTGATGATCCTGACGGCCGCATTGCCCTCTGCACTCTTGGATCGATTAACTGGGGTGCGTTCCGTAATCCTGAAGATATGCGTAGGGCTTGTCGCATTCTACAGCGTAGCCTTTGCAATATATTGGACTATCAAGATTTTCTTTCCATACAAAGTGAGTTAAGCAACAAAGAGATTCAACCTTTGGGTATTGGCGTAACTAACTTGGCCAATTGGCATGCCAAGCGTGGCTTTAAGTATGGCGACAAAGATGCACTGCAAGATGTAAAGACATGGATGGAACATCAAGCATTTTACTTAACAGAAGCCACAGTTGATCTTGCTCGTGAACGCGGCAAATGTGGACACAGTGACTTAACAAGATATGGACAGGGCATTTTTCCTTGGGAACTTAGAGCTGACGGCGTAAATGAACTAGCAGATTTTACACCTGAACTAGACTGGGAAACACTGCGAAACAACATGAGACAGTGGGGCGTTCGAAACGCTACACTAATGGCTATCGCTCCTGTGGAAAGCAGCAGTGTAGTAATTGACAGTACCAATGGCATCGAAATGCCTATGAGTTTGATCACAGTAAAAGAAAGCAAAGCAGGTTCGTTTACACAAGTAGCACCTGACTATGCCAAACTAAAACACAAATACGAATTAATGTGGGAACAGAAAGACTGTGTGGGTTATTTGAAAACCGCTGCGGTATTGGCTGCGTATGTTGACCAAAGTATCAGCACCAACACTTTCTACAATCCTGCACATTTCCCCGGACGCAAAGTACCTACTACATTGATTGCTAAGAATCTAATGCAAGCACACAAGTGGGGCTTGAAAACATTTTATTACAGTCTTATCAACAAGCAAGGTGCAAAAGCAGACATGCAGGAAGCACAACCTGAAGCACAGATCAGCAGCAGCATCAGCAGTGCCATTAACTTTGAAGATCAAGAAGACTGTGAAAGTTGCAAGTTGTAAATAATGGACGCTTACGATGTTCAAGAACGGCTTAAACAAGCATGGAGTACCATTGCCATGCAACAGAGCCAAACAGGCAATTTAACTAAGAGCTGGCCCAGTATTCCTGTAGTTGTAAAAACAGAAGGGCTAGAAAAAATTGTTGTTGATGTCGTAGTTAAAGAGAATCGAATTTATTTGGAGTTAAAATGAAAAAACGAAACTATACTGTGGAAACAGTGAAAAAACTGCAAGGCAGTGTTCAAATCGAGCATACCCTAGCTAAAAGAGGAGCCGCAAAGCTGAGAGAGCTGTTGGCCACGGAACCTTATATTAACACACTGGGTGCGTACAATGGTCAAATGGCAGTACAACATGCCAAAGCAGGACTAAAAGCAATTTACTTAAGTGGCTGGCAAGTTGCGGCTGCTAACAATACTGCTAATCAAACTTATCCTGACCAATCACTGTATCCCGTCGATTCTGTTCCCCGTGTAATCAAAGGCATCAACAATGCTTTCCGTCGTGCTGATCAAATTGAGTACAGTGAAGGCAAGGTAGAAACAGATTACTTCCTGCCTATCGTAGCAGACGCAGAAGCCGGCTTTGGTGGTGCGCTAAATGCCTATGAACTAATGTCAGCAATGATTGAAGCTGGCGCCGCAGGCGTACACTTTGAAGATCAATTGGCCAGTGAAAAGAAATGTGGTCACTTAGGCGGCAAGGTACTTGTACCTACAAGTCAAATGATTCGCACACTAAATGCCGCAAGATTAGCTGCTGATGTAGCTGGAGTTGATACAGTTATCATGGCTCGCACTGACGCAGAAGCCGCTACACTAATTACCAGTGACCATGACCCTTTAGACAAGGATTTTATCATAAATGAGCGTACTGAAGAAGGTTTTTACAAATTTAAAAATGGCATTGATGCTTGTATTAGCAGAGGTCTTGCTTTTGCCCCTTACGCTGATCTATTATGGTTCGAAACTTCGACGCCTAGCATTGCACAGGCTAGAAAGTTTGCCGATGCCATTCATGCTGTATATCCTGATCAGATGCTTGCCTACAATTGCAGTCCTAGCTTTAATTGGCGTAAGTTTTTAAGTGCAGATGAATGTGAAACTTTCCAGCGCGAACTAGGCGAACTGGGCTACAAGTTCCAATTCATTACATTAGCAGGTTTCCACAGTGTTAACTTGGCTACATTTGAATTGGCTGAAGCATATAAACAGCGTGGTATGGCTGGCTACAGCGAAATGCAACAGCGTGAGTTTGCTGCACAGGAGCGTGGCTTTACCACAGTAAAACATCAGCGTGAAGTTGGTGTCAGTTACTTTGATTTAATAAGCGAAGCAGTTGGTGCTACATCAACAGTGGCTAATAAAAGCAGTACTGAAGCAGATCAGTTTCATTGAGATATAATTATGGAACCATTCTGCCCTAAGTGTCACACAAGACATGGACCAAAAGAACCATGCCCACATATCCCACCAGGAAATCATTAATATGAAAGCTCTAATATTGGCATTATCATTGTTTGCAGCTGGCTTTGTTCATGCAGGCGAACTTACTATTTGTAAAGGCAAGTACGCTCTTTGTGCTGCCAGTACTTGTAAACCAACAGGAAAAACAATTACTACTAACAATGGCGTAACTTATCCCGAAGTTGAGTGCAAATGTCCAGTATTAGATGGCCCCAGCATTGCTGATACCAGTGCTGGTGTTATGAAAGGTAGTTGCAGTGTAGACGATCCTACTAAGCAAGTTTGGAGTTTGTTTGCGCCCCGATTCCACTATCCTCAAGAAGCCAACAACTTTGTACAAACACCTAAGTCTGCAACTAGAGCCAAAGTACAGGCCTGTCCAGGTGCGGTAGCTGAAGGCAGTGCCAACTGTTGGGGTATGATGTGCCGTTATGAAAAAGATCCCATTAACGGAACCACAGTTGCTCGCTGTAGCTGTCCTATTAATCAAATTGCCAAAGGCACTGAGTTTTTAACTGAAGCCGGACAAGGTGATCCCATTGCTTGCGTACAGCATCCAGTGGCAGCACCAGATCCATTTGCTGATAAAATTTTGAATGTGAAACAACAATGAGTAAACAACAATATAACCTTGCCACCACTACAGATTATCTACATCGTAAGATGTTTCTTGACCCTGCAGGTCCAGTTACTATTCAAAGATTTGAAGAAGTAAAATATAAAAAAGTTGTAGACTTTGAACAAACTGCTCGCGGATTCTTTTGGGTGCCTGAAGAAATCAGTCTTACCAAAGATGCTGGGGACTTCAAAGAAGCCAGCGAAGCAGTTAAACATATCTTTACCAGCAATTTACTGAGACAAACAGCCCTGGACAGTCTTCAAGGCCGTGGTCCTAGTCAAATCTTTACACCTGTGGTTAGTTTACCGGAGTTAGAAGCACTTGTTTACAATTGGACCTTTTTTGAAACGAATATTCATAGCCGTAGTTACAGTCATATCATCCGTAACATTTATAATGTACCTAAAGAAGTTTTTAACACTATTCACGATACTAAAGAAATTGTGGACATGGCTTCAAGTGTTGGCGAGTATTATGACCGCTTACACATGGTTAACTGCCGCAAAGAACTGGGTGAAGAAATTTCGGAAAAAGAACACATAAAAGCAATTTGGCTTGCACTGAATGCCAGTTATGCACTAGAAGCATTCCGCTTTATGGTGTCATTTGCTACCAGTCTTGCTATGGTTGAGAACAAGATCTTTATTGGCAACGGCAATATTATTAGTTTGATTCTACAAGATGAACTGCTGCACAAAGGTTGGACTGCTTGGATTATCAATCAAGTGGTAAAAGAAGACGCAAGATTTGCACAGGCTGCTGAAGAATGCCGAGACGAAGTCTATGCCATGTACATGGATGTTATCCGTGAAGAAAAAGCATGGGCAGATTATTTGTTTAAGAAAGGTCCTGTTATTGGACTAGGTTCAACTATTCTCAAAGACTTTGTTGACTACACAGCAAAGTCAGCACTACATGATATTGGATTAAAATATCATTTGCCTGCACCAAAGACAACACCTATTCCTTGGTTCAATAAACACAGTGATACCAGTAAGAAACAGACTGCATTGCAAGAAAACGAATCAACCAACTATGTAATAGGAGTCATGTCAGACAATTTAAATTATGACGAACTACCAGTAATTTAATCTCGGCTGCTTACTAAGACTAATTAAAATAAACAAAGGAAAACTATGTTAACTGTTTACAGTAAAGCCAACTGTCCTTTTTGCGATCAAGCAAAAAACTTACTTAAATTAAAAAACATTCAATTTGAAGAAATCCGTGTAGATGAAAATCCTGATGCAAGACAATTTATTGTAAACGAAGGACACAGAACAGTACCACAAATTTATAAGGATGGTAAACTGTTTGTACAAGGTGGATATCAAGGCCTGGCTAGGCTAACAGAAAGTGAACTCAAGGAACGAGCAAATGTTAATGAATAAATCATACAAAGAAGGCGATATTGTTGCATTTAAAATGGTAAACGGCGACGAAATCGTAGCTAAAATCAAATCAATCAACGGCTCAAATTGGTTAGTTGATAGACCCTGTACAGTATTGCCCAGCAATCAGGGTATTGGACTTGTGCAGAGCCTGTTTACGGGGGATATAAATACTGCTATAGAGATCCGTGCTGATCATGTAATGCTACACGCTCCTGTAATTGCAGAGATGGAAAGTCATTACATTCAAACTACTACAGGTATCAAAACAGTCAGCAAAGGATCCATCATTACTTGATAGGATTCGTATGCCAGGAGCAGCAAGAGTAGGAGACATATTGGGACCAGGAGGTATACTTACAGCACCTTTTAGTCCTGATGTTTTTGTTAACGGTAGACCTGTAGCACTGCTGGGCTGTATTTACACTCCACATCCCTGTTGCGGTTTAAAAGGTTGCCCACCTACACATTGCGGAGGTCCTACTGGAAGTCTTGCATTTGTAGTTAAAGTAAATGGTCTTCCACCTGTAGTAAAAGGCAGTCCTGGCCTATGCGGGCACACCGTTAGAACCGCTAGCAGCGATGTAATCTTTGGTTAATTTATGGCAACAGTACCTTCAGTATATCAAAACAATAATCCAATAACCGAAGCACAACTAAGTCCTTTGCAGTTAGCACTGGCTGCTTATATGGCGCAAGGAACACCATTGGCATTTGGTCCTAATCAACGGTTTGCTAATGCGATGAATGTTTTTACTGACAGTGTTCCTTTAAAACCATTAGCAGTGGATCCGAGAACGGGTTTGTCAAGAGTGCCTGATATCAGTAAAGATTTAGTGGGTCTTAATTATCAAGCAAAAGGTGATGACATTTATTTGTATCGTAGGGCACAGGATTGCGGACCCGATGAAAATAGATATGAATATGTATGGGTAGCAAAAAGATCTCAATTGGGGTTTTTAACTTGGTTATATTATGCCACAAGAGTACCGGGAGGCTCTATTGCTGATGCAAACGCCAACCCTGGCGATTTTGGCGGCACTTATGATGGTGCAGGTAACCCAGGAAACGAATAAATTATGAGTGACTATTCACAACAAGTTAATGCTATTTTTGCCAACGGACCAGTTATTGGTGCAAACGCCGCAACCATTTTCGATACCACCTGGGGAGCAAGTTATAATCAAGATTTGGTGTTCGATCCTAACTATTGGAGACAAATAACTGATGCTTCTCCTGGAAATCTAAGTGGAGTTTATACAGGGTCTATTTCTGCACTAGGTAACATGGTAGCAACTGCGCTAGGTAATAACTATCTTATTGATAAAAATCGCCCCTTAGATTACAAATATGTTGATTCAAACGGAAACCCAGCTACACCTATATCTACAACTATAGACCCCACAACAGGACAGCAATATTCAACCTATCCAGTAGGCACAACCGTATCACCGTGGCTATCGGGATATTTTAGAACTTATTGGACTAATCCACAAAAAACAACTTTTGGGGCTAATAGCGCGATTCCTGCGCTAACTGGAGTAATGCCCCAACAGTATCAAGCCACTATGCCGGGCAGTTTTGTCTACTATGTTGACTTGCAAATGGCAAGACTGGCGGGTAGTAACTATTGGGATAATTTTTATTTTATAAATGTTTTAAATCAAGTAGTGGGATGGGTGTTGACCAGCAACATTTATACTAAAGGTCTACTAGAATCGGAAGCAAAAAATTTACAATATTTTGGTTTTAAAAGTTATAATGATTTAATTACACAAGGGTGGGCCGCTTACAAAGGCAGCGAAGCACTGATACGATCTTTTAAAAACATCGGGAAATTAGTAGACACACTGGCCTTGGGTATTTTTGGAACCAGCAACGGTGTTACAAAAACATTAATTGATAATGGACTTGGTGCTATCGGCGGTCTTAGTACAAAATTGTTTGAATCTGGCATAATTTATCAACAGATTGAAAATCCTAACTATACTCAACAGCTGAATGCTATTTTGCAGTCTATCACTGCTGCCAGTGATTTAGCTGTAATTCAAAGTGTTTTACAAACAACAGTTCCAACAGATCTGTTTACCAGTCCCTTAAGCTATACCAGCATAGAAGCTACTAGTGGATTAACCAATGACAGTGGTTTTGTAAATCTAGCTGAAGTAGGTAAAGACATTTATCTTAAAGCTCCTGGCAGTAACTTTACTTTGGGCATACAAGTAGCAGATTTGATTATAAAAATTCAAACAGAAACTTCTACTAGTATAGAAGATCTGCAGACCAATAACAGTTTGCTGACTCCGGAAATAATTGCACAGTTGCGTAATTATTTGCCAATGAGTGCAAACAATGCTCCTATTTCCGTGCTAAATGTCATCGGTACTGCATCGGGCTATTACACAGAATATTTAGAAAAAGTCAATGAAGGTATAGCAGAACTTACAGCCACAGACTATGGACCACAAATTACAAGCGTACTGTCCGAAATAAGTAGATATTTTGCAAGAGTAGCACTAAGTGAATCTGAAAATATTGCCGCAGCGAACTATACTCCTGTACCTCCACCGCAGGTACAGTTCAATGTAGAAGGAGTGGCAGTTGCTATTCCTGGCACCGGTGGTCCAGATTGGTGGCAAACACAGTGTATTGCCAAGCAAAGTCAGTATCTTGCATTGTTAAATAACATTGCAGCAGATCCAGCTGTAAAAACTATTGTAGATAAAATCAATAACAACTACAACACAGTGTGTCAATTTTTATCCATCGAATCCACTAATTATGCAAAGGCCAATATTTCTACTAGTGCGTTCAGCGACAACAGTCAAATATTTTCTTTTGTCAGCAGTTTACCGGAATACGGCGTAGACAGAAATCAAATTGGCACTGACTATTTGTTGTATCAATTGTCACAACCAACCGTGTCTGGCAACATTGCTCAGAACATTTTAAACCAATACAAGAACAGTGACTTCATTAGTAATGCTGGTGGAAAAATCACCGGACTAGTGTAAAAAGCAGTCAAAAACCTTGAAAAATCACTAAAAAACCGCTATAATATATGCAGTTAATCCATTAACTACGCATAGATCATAAAATTCCAACGAGTTATATAAAAACACACTCTTTAAGAAAGGAGAAAGTACATATGGCATCACACGCTATATCAAATCAATATTATGACAGAGTGATAAAGTCAACCAAAATATTATTATTAGTCATAGCCGGCGCAATTTTATTTGCGTTAGGAACCACAGCAGTTCAAGCCAAATTCGACAGCTTGAAATTTAAAATTGCCGAAGGTCTAAGTAATCCACCAATCACCATGGCCGAGCGTGAGCGACAATTAGACTGCTTAACCAAAAATATTTATTGGGAAGCAGCTTCTGAACCATTTGAAGGCAAAGTTGCGGTTGCTCAGGTCACCATGAATCGTGTACAATCAGGCAAGTTTGCAGACAATGTCTGCGGAGTTGTTTATCAAAAAAATACATTTTATCAAAAGGTAATTTGTCAATTCAGCTGGGTCTGCGAAAGCACACACATGGTCAAGCCTGTGTACGCACCCTTGTATAAAGAAAGTCAGGAAGTTGCCAAAAAAGTTTTACTGGAAAATTTTAGATTGCCCGGTTTAACGAACGCGATGTATTATCATGCTGCCTATGTCAGCCCGGGTTGGCGCAAAGAACGCATAGCACAAATCGGTCAACACATTTTCTATAAGGAATAAAATGAACTACAGTTTGTTAAAGTTTTTTGTACTTGTAAAGAAATTCTTTCTTGACCATTTAAAAAAACTAACTGCTGAAACATTGGGATGGATGGCTGCAATCACACTGCATCTCAGTACTGTGCCCAGTATGTTGGCTTTGATGAGCGGACTCACTGACAAACCACCAAACATTGACCTTGTGCTGTTTATCTACATCAGTTTAGTCATGTTATTTGGCAGAGCCATTTTACTTAAAGATCAGTTAAATATTATTACCATTGGTATTGGATTTATTGGACAATCTGTGCTGATGGCTTTTATACTGTTTAAGTAATGAACTATTTTGAATTACTGGAAAGATTGTTTGGCTTATACGAACGAGTATATAATCAAAGATTGACTGGTGATGAATTCTTAAAAAAAATCAAAGCCGCAGTTCCATTTCGCGAATGCAAAATTACTCTCGTTCAAAGTCTTAATCTACTGCCCAATCAATTGCCAGTAGCAGGACTGTATGATGCTGAACTTGACGAAGCAGGTCATAAGCCAATCGAAATGGAAATCAGCATACACAAAATCAGGAAGCATTTGTTATTCAACGAGAATGACATTGGCCCTGAGCAATGGGCAGAGTTTTGCATAGACTTTGCTTGCATTTTAGGTCACGAGTTTATACACATGCATCAGTTTAGACGCCGTGACTTTAAAATGAACAGACCCTATGCAGCCAGCAGTCTTAATGCTGCCAAGCGTGAGCAACAATGCTACTATGGTGACAGCGATGAATTAGATGCTTATGCGTGGTCAGCGGCCGCAAACGCTGTAATTGAAATTAAAGACAGCGCAAGGCGCATTGAGCGTACCAATCTTTACAAAACTTACACAAGGGTCTTTGACAAAAATGACCCTGTGGTGTTAAAATTTGTTCGTAAAGGCAATCGCTATTTGAAAAAATTGGAGAAACAAAAAAATGGCACAAAATTTAAACAATGTTGATGAAGGTACCGAGGACGATTTTTTCGATAACATTGCAGACGATGACTATGTTTTTGTGGTAGATAAAAATGGCGCACTTAAAACACTGTTGTGCCCTGAAGATGAAACTACCGTGGCCAGCGACCAAATTTTAAGTTTAATGAAAGCATTTGGCATTGACTTGCATGCCACACATACACTGCACTGACTAATACCTAAGTATTACATTTTGGGCTTGCAAATAATTCATTTTGGTTGTATAATACACTATGATGAAACGCAAAGCCCGCTCGGATCGCAAACACGCTGTCTATATGTTAGCAAACACTAACACCGGCGAATACTACATTGGTATTACAGTTTGCGGCCAACAGCTCAAACAAGCCCTCAAAGTTCGAATGCAAAAGCACATTCGCAGGGCTGTAACAGAAAACAAAGACTGGCCCCTGTGCCGCAGCATCCGTGAACACGGTGCTGAAGCTTTTGAAATGGAAGTAATTGGTGTAGTGCGTGGTCGTGATGTTGCACACACCATGGAACGCGGCTTGATTGCTGAACTTTGTCCCGCACTGAATCAATACTAAGGAGTTGAACGATGAAAACTTGCAAAAAATTTCATGTTTGGCAACCTAACTTTGATGACAGTAAAAGTATCAAAAAGGGTTATTTGTGGCGATGCTATATGTGTGGCCATGTGCGTAAAACTACTCCTGAGTAAATGAAATGAACAAACGAATCAAAGAACTTGCTGAACAGGCTAGACTTGGTCGTGGACCTGAAAAGATTCAGATCCGTGAAAATGGTGTAGTTATTTTTTATCTTGATGAACTAGAAAAGTTCGCCGAGTTGATTGTGCGGGAATGTTGCTCCAAGTTAGAGGAAATGGGCGAAAGCTGGCACGAGTTTGCCAAGAACCCGCCCCAAGGACAAGCACATAACGCAAGTGGAGCATTGTTTGCCGCATACCGTTTGAAAGAAGATGCCGTTGACGAGATTAAAGAACATTTCGGAGTTGAAGAATGAACGAACGCCTTTTAGAACTTGCTCGCCAGGCTAAAATTGAATTTACTTACGATCCAACGGAAACACCAATGCGAGCCTTTGCTGAGTGTTGGGAAGATGAATTGGCTAAGTTCGCCGAGTTAATTGTGCGTGAGTGTTTGGATCAGTGCTACAATCGTGGTATGAATGATGCGTTGTATGAAGGTCAATTGAAAGCCGCCGCATACATAGAAGAACATTTTGGGATTGAACAATGACCGAAGAACGGAAAATAATTGGCTATACACTTGAGCCAATTTACGAAACGCCAAAAGGTGCTATTGTGACTCAAGCCTTTATTCTTTGTACCAGTTGTGGCGGTGCTGTGTCTGGCCACGGGGGACCACGCTACAATGCCCTGTGCCTTAACTGTATTGACAAATTAGATATTTTTAATAAGTTGATAAAATGAACGAATCAGTAAAAAAATTCTTAGCCTTTGTACTGCTTATTACCAGTCCTCTTTGGTTGGTGCCAATGGGCATCTATTTTATACTTTTTGGTTTTTTCAAAATGACCAAAGAAATATACAGTCTATGCTATGTTATGGTAAACGCATGGTTTGAGGATAAAAAATAACGCCAATCGCATTGATCGCTCTGCTATTTTATGCTACACTAACAGATAATTTTTAGAAACTGCTGTGTCAAATACTTTTATTATTAGTTGGGATCAACTTGGTGTAGAATGTGTATTCAATGCCACAGAAGCGGATCGTCAAATTACATTTGAAATCCTTCAAGGCACCTACGATGGAACTGCACCTAGACACGGTGGTGCGACCCTACTGCACTATCTCAAACTTCGTGCAAAATTTAATCAGCAACGACACTATGAAATCTATGCCATAGAAGTTGAAGATGGTATTGATAAAGATGACATCAAAGAAATGTTTGAGCGTGATCCACAAGGCAGTGCTGACCTTGTGCGTGACCGAGGTACCTGTTTGTATTCGGACAGACAGGATGCGGCAAAACTAAAAATTACCTAACTATATGCAATAAATATATCTATGATATTTGGTTTATTCACTTTACTGGTGGCAATTACTATCAGTGCAGTTGCTGCTTACTATAGCATTGTTGGTCTTACCGCAATCTTCAGTGCCGCAGTTATTCCTATTATTATTATGGGCGCGGCCCTTGAAGTAGGCAAAGTCACTGCGGCTGTATGGCTAAAGATGTACTGGGCTCGTGCCAGCATTACTTACAAACTGTATTTGGTCCCAGCAGTGGCATTTTTAATGTTGCTGACCAGCATGGGTATCTTTGGTTATCTCAGTAAAGCACACAGCGACCAAAGTTTGGTATCAGGTGACAGCACAGCCAAGGTAGCAATATATGATGAAAAGATCAAGACCGAAAAGGAAAATATTGAAGCGAACCGTCGAGCACTTAAACAGATGGATGAGGGAGTGGACCAAGTACTGGGCCGCTCAACAGATGAAAAAGGTGCCGACAAAGCTGTTAATCTTAGAAGGTCCCAGCAGAAAGAGCGTACTAGACTTCAAGCTGAAATACTACAGTCGCAGAAGCTTATTGCGGAACTTAACGATGCCCGTGCGCCTCTTGCCGCCGAAGTTAGAAAGGTCGAAGCTGAAGTCGGTCCGATCAAATACATTGCGGCGCTGATCTACGGTGATAACCCTGACGCAAACATCTTAGAGCGAGCAGTACGCTGGGTTATCATCATTATTGTTGCGGTCTTTGACCCATTAGCTTTAGTATTGATTCTGGCCGCACAACAAAGCCTGCGTTGGGCACGAGAAGAAAAACAATCTAAGCCTGCCTATGAACCAGACAATGGTCCGCTTACTGCCCAACAGATTGACCAAATAAAACAAACCGCTGAAGAATCTGCCAAGCCTGACCCACATCCACCGGGTTGGATGTTTCGGGAGGAAAATGACACCAGCCGTGGTGAACAAACATACGAAGTAGAACCCGAAAAATCTTTACTGGAACAGCATCCTTATCTTACAAAGCCATTTGTACACTTTGCTAATCTTCAGCCAATGGTTTACAAGGAAGACGCCAATACTACAATAAGCACAGATGAAGTAGTGCATGCCTACGACGATGAACGATTAGTAACAAAAGAGGATAAACAAATTTTAGCAGTAGGCGTTGATGTTATAGATAGACCTGGTGATTACTTATCTGCACAGGAACCAGAACAGTCTATTAAGACCATTGGTGATTATGTAGAAGTTGACGGCAAGAAAATGCACAAGGCTGTGTTTCAGTCAGCGTTTCCTCAACTTGCCGCAGGGTTAAAATTACAAGCAGACAATGTAGACGGCCGTGCAGTAAAAAGCAGCTTTGGCTTAACTTTCCCTAACACTGCGGAAAAAGGCGAAATGTTTTTGCGAGTTGACTATACGCCTAATAAATTGTTTAAGTACAATGGCACCAAATGGATTGAAGTTGACAAAGAACGCACAGACAGCTATACTTACGACCGTCAATACATTTTATTCCTAATCGAAAAATTGAAAACTGGTGAATATGACATTGATCAATTAAGTGCTACCGAGCAAGAACTGGTAGCTGAAGAACTCAAGATTCAACAAAATGACCAAACCTAAAATATCTATATTATTACCCACACGCAAAAGAACAGAAGCAGTTGTCAAAAGCATAGGCAGTTTATTAGCCAGTGCTCGTGACACCAGCAGAATTGAAATCTTAATTGCCTACGACAACGACGATGAAGAAAGTCAACAGTTCTTTAATGAAACTTGGTTTCCTTTTATTGGACAATCCGACGCCACTAGTAAAGTATTTGAGACTGAGCGATTTGGATATCTGCGTCTTTACAAATATGTAAACTTCTTGGCCGAACAGGCCACAGGCGACTGGATCATGTTCTGGAACGATGACGCACT